GGCGATTGCATTATCACGGTAATGATTAACAGCCCATGACAGGCAGACGATGATGCAAATAACCAGAGCGGAGATAATTGCGGTGACTCTGCTCATACATCAATCTCTCTGACCGTTCCGCCCGCTTCTTTGAATTTTGCAATCAGGCTATCAGCCTTATGCTCGAACTGGCCATAACCAGCACCCGGCAGCGAAGCCCAGATATTGCTGCAACGGTCGATTGCCTGACGGATATCACCGCGATCAATCATCGGTAAAGCGCCACGCTCTTTAATCTGCTGCAATGCCACAGCGTCCTGGCTTTTCGGAGAGAAGTCTTTCAGGCCAAGCTGCTTACGATAGGCATCCCACCAACGGGAAAGAAGCTGGTAACGTCCGGCTGCTGTTGATTTGAGTTTTGGGTTTAGCGTGACAAGTTTGCGAGGGTGATCGGAGTAATCAGTGAATAGCTCTCCGCCAACAATGACGTCATAACCATGATTTCTGGTTTTCTGACGTCCGTTATCAGTCCCCTCTGACCACGCCAGCATATCGAGGAACGCCTTACGTTGATTATTGATTTCCACCATCTTCTACTCCGGCTTTTTTAGCAGCGAAGCGTTTGATAAGCGAACCAATCGAGTCAGTACCGATGTAGCCGATGAACACGCTCGTTATATAAGCGAGATTGCTACTTAGTCCGGCGAAGTCGAGAAGGTCACGAATGAACCAGGCGATAATGGCGCACATCGTTGCGTCGATTACTGTTTTTGTAAACGCACCGCCATTATATCTGCCGCGAAGGTACGCCATTGCAAACGCAAGGATTGCCCCGATGCCTTGTTCCTTTGCCGCGAGAATGGCGGCTAACAGGTCATGTTTTTCTGGCATCTTCATGTCTTACCCCCAATAAGGGGATTTGCTCTATTTAATTAGGAATAAGGTCGATTACTGATAGAACAAATCCAGGCTACTGTGTTTAGTAATCAGATTTGTTCGTGACCGATATGCACGGGCAAAACGGCAGGAGGTTGTTAGCGCAACCTCTTGCCACCCGCTTTCACGAAGCCAGCCATTGAGCTGGTTTTCTTTTATGCAAAGCACACCGCACCGTAGCCACAGCGGATAAGGTGATTATTTTTGTCTGTCTGGTATTTGGTTTGATGTGCTTTCAGAAAGGCCGTGCTTAAAACGCAAAAAGCCCCGAGCTATTAACTCAGGGCTTTATTTAACGAGTGCATTTATCCATCGTTGAGTCAAATTTACCCAACTTTATTCAAAAAGTCAATATTATGCCGTTAATATGTTGCCATCCGTGGCAATCATGCTGCTAACGTGTGACCGCATTCAAAATGTTGTCTGCGATTGACTCTTCTTTGTGGCATTGCACCACCAGAGCGTCATACAGCGGCTTAACAGTGCGTGACCAGGTGGGTTGGGTAAGATTTGGGATTAGCATCGTCACAGCGCGATATGCGGCGCTTGCTGGCATCCTTGAATAGCCGACACCTTTGCATCTTCCGCATTCTTTCTCAACAACTCTCCCCCACTGCTCTGTTTTTGCTATATCAACCGCACGGCCTGTACCGTGGCAATCTCTGCATCTTGCGCCCGGCGTCGCGGCACTACGGCAATAATCCGCATAAGCGAATGTTGCGAGCACTTGCAGTACCTTTGCCTTAGTATTTCCTTCAAGCTTTGCCACACCACGGTATTTCCCCGATACCTTGTGTGCAAATTGCATCAGATAGTTGATAGCCTTTTGTTTGTCGTTCTGGCTGAGTTCGTGCTTACCACAGAATGCAGCCATGCCGAATCCGGCTTGTGATTGCGCCATCCCCATAGCAGCCATCACATCAGTACCGGAAAGAGAGTCAGAAGCCGTGGCCCGTGGTGAGTCACTCATCATCGGGCTTTTTGGCGAATGAAATTTAGCTACGCTTTCGAGTCTCATGCGCCTTCTCCCTGTACCTGAATCAATGTGAGGTTTCCGCAGAACACTGCGCCGGTATCGATATACATCTGGTTGGCAAACTTGAGTGGTTTCACTGCTGGCGTATGACCAAAGATGAACGTGTCCGCGCCTTTGATTTCTTTCACGATCCCGTCTTGTGAGTTGCTGATTCGTTCGCGGTTCCAGATTACCTGCTGATGATCAACTGGCTTTCCAAACTCGTATTCGTCACAAGGATAATCGGCGTGGCAGATGACGTATTTTTTACCTTTGCTCACCAGTTCGATGATTAACGGAAGTTCATCTGCTTTATGGGCAAGAGCTTTAGCCAGAATTTCTTTGTCGTAATCGAGATTAAAGAGCCAGCCACCGCCATTAAACAGCCAGTGATTGACGTTTCCACGCTCTGATAAGCCATCAATCATCATTTGCTCATGGTTTCCACGTACAGCTCTGAACCAGGTGAATGTGATTAATTCCAGGCATTCAACGTTCTCTGTACCGCGATCGACCAAATCGCCAACAGAGATAAGCAGGTCTTTTTTGGTGTCGAATCCTATCGTCTCCAGTTTTTCCATCAGGTTCGTGTAGCATCCGTGCAGATCGCCAACTACCCAAATATTTCGGTATTTGCTGCCATCAATTCTTTCGTAATAGCGCATCTCTTTCACTCCATCCGCGATGAACCATAAGAACGTCGTTGACGATGGCGTGCATTTTCCCGTCTTTATCATCAACGTATTTTCTGACCGTACCGCGACTACATTTCAGTCTGCGTGCTACTTCTGTCTGGTTTCCGTATGCTTCAACGAGCATGTCTGGAATGGTTTTTACTGAGAACGTCATGCGGCCTCACTTCTGCTGTTTCGCAGGTCTTTGAGTTTCTGCTGATACTCCGCCTTGATGGCCCTGCACTCTTCGACAGTCCAGCGATGGCGGTTATGGTTTGATTCGATTTCGTCTACTGCTTCCTGCCCAATGCGATTAATCAGTTCGACGCGATACGGAACGAGATTTCCGCTTTTGTGCTGGTTGCACACCACGCATTGCTTGTGAATATTGCGTTCATCAAATCGGAGTTGAGGTGCCGCAGCAGTTGTCCGGTAATGTCCGGCATCCCACTGAGCAGACGTGAGCGTTCCGCACGAGATACATGGTAAGTCGCGGTCTCTTTCTCTGATGAAGGCGTTTACGGCTTGTTGGGCTTGTTTAATCCAGTAACTGCGGGGCTTTAAGGCGAGTTTTCGAATCTTAAGTTTATCTTTCTGTTTCTGCTCCTCTCGTCGTCGTTTCTTCTCTGCTGCTTTTTCCGCTTTTTCGCGTTCTTTGCTTCGTCGTTCGAGTGCTATCTTTGTTCCACACTCTGGAGAGCACCACCACTGATTAGCGAATGCAGGGTGAAACCATTCCCGACATTCTTCGTTTTTACATCGTCTTCGCGCTGGTTTAGCCATCGTCTTCTTCCTCGTACATTGAGCTATTCGGATCGCTCATCAGTTCTGCACAGCAGTGCTCACACACGTGAACTTCCAGCACATGCAGCTTCTGACCGCAGTTAGCGCACGTTAAAGCCCGCTCGACGCTTTCTTTCTGGTATTGAAGGGATTGGGATGGACTAAGCATTATTGGCGTCCTGCATCATGAGAAATACAATCATGGCGGCGCGGAGTGGGTTGTTGTCTATGGTAATAAATTCACAAAATCTATCCGCCTCCCACCAATATTCATTCTTCATTCCAGGATTATTTCTTTCGTATGCACATATGCTGATCTGATGTTTTGCAATTACAGGCCATGCATCTGCTGGGTTATTGCAGTAGTCGTACCATCGATAATTACCATTTACTTCATTGCCAACAGACCGTCCATCTGCGTTGTGCGGATAACCTAATGGTTTTGCCCCAACTATCGCTTTAAATACTCGCTTGTTAATTTCAAAATCACTTAACTGTGAATAATCCATTGTCATTTCCTCGCACGATGTCTTAGCCACCGGATATCCCACAGGTGAGCCGTGTAGTTGAAGGTTTTTACGTCAGATTCTTTTGGGATTGGCTTGCGTTTATTTCTGGAGCGTTTCGTTGGAAGGTATTTGCAGTTTTCGCAGATTATGTCGGTGATACTTCGTCGCTGTCTCGCCACACGTCCTCCTTTTCCTGCGGTAGTGGTAACACCCCTGTTGGTGTTCTTTCACATCGGAGACACCATCGATTCCAGTAAGGTTGCCCGGGTCGAAAGCGATCGTCTTCCTTTCGCTCTCCACATCGATAACAGTGCTTCATGCGATCACCATTTTGCATGGTTTAATCGCCATGCCGGTAGCCAGTTCAAAATCGGAGTCGCACTGATTGCCCCACATATCCCACCCGGTCACTTTGTCGCGGCTAAATAACTCACAGCGCGGCACGTCGCCAAGCAACTTAGCTAACATGTCTCTTACGATCGGTGGTTTTGCACTGTGCTCCATTCTCGGTGCGGTAAAGTGCTGGCATATTGAAGCGTCCATTCTCTCAGGTAACCGCCCTCGAACGGCAAACAAGCAATCCTCGCTATTTGCCCGGGTCATATGCCCCATTCCGATCGCACTGTTGCCTTTGTGCTTATTGGTTTTGTGCCAAGTAAAGCCTTTCATAGTCATCAACCTGAATCCCCACGCCTCAATTACCTTTAGCGCTTCGGCTGGCTGTGTCGGCACCCACCACATCGCTAACAAGCAAGATTCTGGATCCGCTAAATCCCATACTGGCAGTCGGCAAATGTCCTGAACATTCATAACATCGTATTTATGTCCAGCACCGCGATTGCCATCGTTGGCTTTGTCGCGATATTGCCAAGGCGGATCTGCGTAAATAAGTCGGTATTTGTTCATTCAGTTTTATCTCCCCATCTCGCTTTCCACTCCAGAGCCAGTCGCGCTTCGTCTGACCATTTAACGCCACGTTCTGTACCGAATGCCTGTATAAGCTCTAATAGCTCCGCAAATTCGCCTACACGCATCCTGCTGGTTGACTGGCCTATTACCACAAAGCCATTCCCGGCAAGGTTAGGAACAACGTCCTGCTGCTTTAATGCTGCGGTAAACACACACTTCCAGCTTTCTGCATCCAGCCAGCGACCATGCCATTCAACCTGACGAGAGACGTCACCAAGGCAAGCCCAAAGCTTTCGGTTTTGGTCTAAGCTGCGGTTGCGTTCCTGAATGGTTACTACGATTGGTTTGGTTGGGTCTGGAAGGATTTGCTGGATAGCTTGAATGGCGTTCTGCTGATGGATGGGGCTTCTTAGTTCAAACGTTAGTTTCCTCATTGCTCACCTTCTGCACGCATGGATTAATTAACGCCAAAATAGCTTCTGGTTTCTCAATAACATCGAACCGCTCACCACTTGCCATTCTTACAATCGTAATCCCGGCCTCAAATAGGGTTTCGATGTTGTCAGAGTTAACGTACAAGGGCTCATATGCACTTCTGGTGCTTTCTATCACGCCTGTGCTTGGTGGCTGATAGATGCTGCATTGCATGGTTAATTTTATAAATGGCATATACTCACTCCTTCACTTTGATTCCAGCGGCGCGGATAGCCTCTACATCGCTTTCGTATTGCGATTCTGCACCTGAGTCATAGCCAATGTGATAATCACCGGGAAGTGGGCCTTTCTTTGGCTTTTGCAGCTCAATCTCGATAGCTGCTCGCGATGCCTGCCACGCTTGCCAATACATCTCAACTATATTGGCGTATATTTTATTTTTAGGATCACATCCGGTGTAATTTTCAAACCATTCTTCAAACTGCTTTCTTGATTCGTCCATCGATACTTACCCTCAGTTCAACTCACAAAACGCCACGCCATTTTTGCTACAGCGACAGGCATAACACCGATAATCACCCACAGGAAAATGCTACCGAAAAGCACACCCACCAGGTCTTTACCTTCGCCTACCAACCGGACAAAACTGCTGGCAACAACAATGAACGTCGCCACCATCCACATAGCACCGAGAATCCTCAATGCAGAGAAAATTAACTCAGCCACGATTCACCCTCCCCCAAATAAAAAGGCCTGCGATTACCAGCAGGCCTGTTATTAGCTCAGTAATGTAGATGGTCATACGTCCGCTCCTTGTGCATATCGTCTGCCACGTGCAGCGGGTGCATTTGATGTTGTGCAAATCTGTCTGGCTTCATCCTGGTCACATGCAACAAAGTGTCCGTTGCAGAACCGCTGGTAAACCGTACCAAGCGAGCCAAAACGGTTTTTTGTCACAATGATTTCAGCAAATGGTGCGGCGCTACTGTTCTCGTCATATACCGCTTCCCGATAGAGCATGATGATTGAGTCTGCGTCCTGTTCAATGCTTCCTGAATCACGCAAATCTGCGTTTGTCGGGCGTTTGTTTGGTCGCTTCTCAACATCGCGCGAAAGCTGACTCAGGGAGATAACAGGCGTTTTCAGGTCTTTCGCCATCGCCTTCAGGCTTCCGGAGATGTGAGCAATTGCGAGGTCGTTGCGGTCTGCTTTCGGCTTCTCAATCAGGCCAAGATAATCCGCCATGATGAGTGACAGGTTTGGATTTTCCTGTTTGTGCCGTTCTGCGATTGAGCGTATTTCTTCGACCGATAACCGCGAGGCATCGACTACCCATACATCCAAATCTGCAAGCTGACTCATGCCGTTAGCAACGCGCGCCCAGCCTTCGTCATCCATCGATGCAGGATTTCGCAGCACGCTAACCGACATCCTCCCGGCGTTGGCAATACTTCGCTCTGCAATCTGCAATGCGCTCATTTCCATCGAGAAAATCAACACTCCGCGCCGGACGTCAGAACCAGGAATAACGCGGCTTGCAACGCCTTCGGCAATCTTCAGCGCCAGTTCGGTTTTACCCATACCAGGACGAGCGGCGATAATCACCAGGTCTTCTGCGTTCATCCCTCCGGTGATGGCGTCAAGTTCGTCGATTCCGGTCTTCAGGGTATCTGACTCTTCTCCGTTCCTCAGACGCCTGTCAAGCGTGTCAGTGTAGTCAGTGATGATTTCCCCTAACCGTACAGGTTTAACCTCGTCACGGGGCTTTCTGATGGCTGAAAGACGCTTTACAAGTTCATCCATCGCCTGACTCGATGCGTCGATGGTTCCGCTTTGGATTGGTTCACGCATTTCATCCATGATTTCCAGCACCAGACGGCGGTGATAGTTATCCGCGACCATTCCGGCATATCCCTTCAGGTTTGCGGCACTCGGGCAGTTTTTGCTGGTCATCAGGATTGACGTGAAATGCTCCTCTCCGCACGCCTCGGCAACCATCAGCGCATCGATTAGGTTTCTGTTTCTCGCCTGCTTGCGAATAACCTCGAAGGCTTTCCGGTAGAGCGGAATTGAAAACGCTTCCGGCTCTAGCGTTGCCAGAACGTCGCTGGCAGTTGGTGTTAATCCACCAATCAGCAGGCCACCGATAACGCTCGCTTCGATATCCTGTTTCATGCAATCCCCCTGTCTGCAAACTTCCCTTCCCGTACTCCCATTAACGAATCTTCCCTCAGCAGGTAATCAAAATCAGCTGTCCAGCCCGTGTCGTTGTCTCCGAAGTAAAACGGCTTGGCCTGATGCACAAACGCCCTGACATACGCTCTGAAACCGTCCACGTTTGGCGTTTTCAGTTGCGGGATGATTTTCTTCAGGCGGCGTTTGCGTTTCTCGTTGACCGCAACAGCGTGTGGCAGTCTGTCACCGACTTCGGTGTTGTAGGCGTTCAGGAAGGATTCGTAGTCGATTCGTTCTGCCTTGCGACGTTCAGGTTTAACCTGCCCATCGCCGCCCCCGTTAGGGGGTAAGGGGGTATTTGTATTTATTGTCTTTTGTATATTGTCTTTTGTGTTTAGCTGACTTGGCTTATACCCATTAGCCGACTCGGCTAATGTTTTATTAGCTGTTTTAGCTAATGTTAAGCTGTCCTGGCTAATCCACTGAGAAACCACCTTGTTCACTCCGATTTTCACGCCATCAGCAATGAGGAATTTACGCTCGATAAGCTGGCGCTTGGCAGCGCAAACATGAGTGTGATGAATACCTGTCATGGCTGCTATCTGCGTGTTTGTGAGTCGATCCATCGGCTTATTGAATCCGTATGTCTTGCGCATGATAGCGAGCATCACCTTCAGCTGCCGGACGGTTAAATCAGCCATCAGCAGACTGTCGGTAATCTCGTTAGCAACGCGCATGAAACCATCTTCGGTATCTGCCACGCGATGCTCCACGACCTCCAGTTGAGGCCTGTAATCAGCTAACTTAACGACGCCCATGTTTCACTCCTGCTTTGGCTAGTCTGTAAACACCAACAAGGCGCTCTGCGAACGCCCTGCTATTTGCTGCGGCTACCACTAATCCCTCAGGTGAATCAGGGTGTCGAATCTCTTCTTTTTCCTGGTATTTCTTACGACGTTTTGTCATAATTACTCCTGTGGATTGATCCAGTCTTTCTACATCAGGCCTCGAAGAATTCGCCGTTCTTCGGGGCTTTTTCTTTTGTCAGGTAATTGGCAAGCCGCTTAGTCAGCTCAGCCATTTCATCGTCTTCGATTCCGTATTCCAGAACAGCCAGCATCATGCTTACCTGCGAGAAGAAACCATTCTTCCATCGGCTTACCTGATATTCAGGAACCCCCATCGCTCGAGCGAATGTCTTCTGCCCCATCAGTGCCAGTTTGTTCAGCAAGGCTGACTCGATGCGAGCCGCTTTCTTGCTTTTAGTTGCAATAGTACCCATAGATAATTTCCTTAATGATTAGATAGAGTTGGCTTCGCAAAGAAACGCAAAACCATAGAGATTTTTTTCTGGTAATGCCCTTTTTCAGGGCGGGGATGTGTAAGAGCGGGAATGTCCTAAGCGGCTTTACCGCGTTTAGTTCCGTACTGTAACCAAACCGGATCACAGTTAAGCGCCATGGCAATCTCAAACAAGAAGCGCGGTCGCTTAGTTACTCCAGCTTCAATCAGTTGAATTGATTGCTGTTTAACACCGGCTTTGGTTGCCAGTTCGGTTTGCGTCATTTTTAACGCAATTCGCCTCTTCTTGAGGCGTTCAGAAAGAGTTTGCATATCGCCTCCATCAACAAACTTTCTTGTATTTTCATACAATGTATCTTGTTTGTCAAATACAGTTTTTCTTGTGAAGATTGGGGGTAAATAACAGAGGTGGCTTATGAGTATTTCTTCCAGGGTAAAAAGCAAAAGAATTCAGCTTGGACTTAACCAGGCTGAACTTGCTCAAAAGGTGGGGACTACCCAGCAGTCTATAGAGCAGCTCGAAAACGGTAAAACTAAGCGACCACGCTTTTTACCAGAACTTGCGTCAGCTCTTGGCGTAAGTGTTGACTGGCTGCTCAATGGCACCTCTGATTCAAATGTTAGATTTGTTGGGCACGTTGAGCCCAAAGGGAAATATCCATTGATTAGCATGGTTAGAGCTGGTTCGTGGTGTGAAGCTTGTGAGCCCTACGATATCAAGGACATTGATGAATGGTATGACAGTGACGTTAACTTATTAGGCGATGGATTCTGGCTGAAGGTTGAAGGTGATTCCATGACTTCACCTGTAGGTCAAAGCATCCCTGAAGGTCATATGGTGTTAGTAGATACTGGACGCGAGCCAGTGAATGGAAGCCTTGTTGTAGCCAAACTGACTGACGCGAACGAAGCAACATTCAAGAAACTGGTTATAGATGGCGGTCAGAAGTACCTGAAAGGCCTGAATCCTTCATGGCCTATGACTCCCATCAACGGGAACTGCAAGATTATCGGTGTTGTCGTAGAGGCGAGGGTCAAATTCGTATGATCAGGATTGCGGCGCTACTCTCAATACTCTTAACTGCCAGCGCCAATTCTGAATGCTGGATTGTCACAAACCTGCACGGGTACGGGGCAATGAATGGCGATCGTTACGAGTTTACAAAAGACAGCACGGAAGATTCCGTTTTCCACGTAACAATAAATGGCGATAAATCATCAGTTTATGAATCAGTTTCTGGCGTCTATCCAGAGATGAAATACACTGCTTTGTCATCGAACACTATGGTAGGAGAATACCAGTCTGGAGGAGGAATAACCGTTGAAACCTGGTCAATCACTACAGACAAAAAAGCTCTTTACTCCAAAGTAATGAACATCCCAGGCATGCAACAACTTACATCAACCAAATCCTTTGTTGGTGATGTAGTCGGAACCTGCAACCAGTAATCCTCACCTCGATTTCGATAACCAAAAAACAAACTATTTTCCGTTTAAAAACAATGGAGTTTGTTTTTCACGCCCCTTTTTACAATATTTCTTGTTTACAACATACAATCTTTCTTGTAATTTTAAGCCATCAGCAGGACGCACTAACCACCATTGAAGGTGAGGCTCTTAAAAATTTAGCCCTGAAGAAGGGCAGCATTCAAAGCAGAAAGCTTTGAGTAGCGCGAAATGCAGCTGCAAGGCAGCAACCGTGGAGATAAGCATCACGGCGCGTTACTCAAAGCTAACTGACAGGAGAATCCAGATGGATGCACAAGCACGCCGCCGCGAACGTCGCGCAGAGAAACAGGCTCAATGGAAAGCAGCAAATCCCATGTTGGTTGGGGTAAGCGCAAAACCAGTTAACCGCCCTATTCTCTCGCTGAATCGCAAACCGAAATCACGAGTAGAAAGCGCACTGAATCCGATAGACCTTACGGTGCTGGCTGAATACCACGAACAGATTGAAAGCAACCTGCAACGTATTGAGCGCAAGAATCAGCGCACATGGTACAGCAAGCCTGGCGAACGCGGCATAACATGCAGAGGACGCCAGAAAATTAAAGGTAAATCTATATCACTTATTTAGAAAATGCAGATTTAGGGAACAGATAGGAGGCGTTACACCTATGGCATCTCATCCTATGGTTAGAAGGTGGTGCAAATCCTTCGTATTGAAGTATGGATTTCACAGAAGATTCATAGCATTGAGCGCAAAGATAGTGCATTGGCTGACCGGTATTTGCCGATTTTTTGAGACGATAAACCACCGTAGCAACAGTAGGTGTATACATCTCATAGTTTTTCTTTTCCTCTTCCCACTTAGAGGCTCGATTTATCTTTTCTTCAAGCTCAATAATCTTGTCCTTAGAAATCATCAAAAGCTCATTAAGTGACATTTGCTGCTGTTGGGCATCCATGAGCTTATCGACAAGTTCGTATGTTTTTTCTTTTACTGAGTAGTCTATTTGCATTTTCTGGATTTCCTTTACTGCGCCAACAGCACTCATCAGAGCACCTCCGGCGCCAGAAACTGCATCTGTAATCCTACTTATTATTCCTTTTTCATCAGACATATAAATCACTCTCTTACTGTAGGGGTAAGAGGATTTTACTATTTTTCTCGCTGTAGGGGTACACGAGAACCACCGAGCCTGATGTGGTTAAAAGACAGGCATACTAATAAACACTGCACTGTGTATTCATTCCAACGAGTGAATACACGGAGCAATGTCGCTCGTAACTAAACAGGAGCCGACTTGTTCTGATTATTGGAAATCTTCTTTGCCCTCCAATGTGAGGGCAGTTTTTTTTGACGGAGTAAACGATGATAAAAACTGATTACCCTGCAGAGCTTAAACAAAAAGTAATAACAGCAATTAAATGCTCTTTTATCTCATGTCGTACAGATGAAGAACGATATGTCGTTGAGTGTGCAATTGTCGAGTTTCTCACAGCGATGGAATTTACCGCTGCAGAATCAATAGATGTATTAAAGCAATCAGACGGAAATGATATTGAAACGGATGATGTTATTGACCGACTAATAAAATCATTCGAAGAAGAAATAGAGTAGCCGCCTGAGCGCGGCTTTACCGCATACCAATAATGCTTCACGAGAGGCATTTTCGTTATGCAATCAAATATAAGGAGTTACCCATGATGCACTTTCAGCTCGCGGGTAGCGGCGTCATGTCCGCTTTCTACCCGCACGAATCTGAATTATCACGCCGAGTTAAACAATTAATCAGAGCAGCAAAGAAACAACTGGAGGCGTTATGCGCAATGAAATAGCCATTAATCACCAGATGCTTCGTGCTGCACAGAACAAAGCAGTAATAGCCAGATTTATTGGTGATTCCAAAATGTGGCTTGAAGCAAATAAAGCGATGAAATCAGCCATCAACCTTCCGTGGTATCGCAGGAAATGAGTTTTACAGATAACTGGTAAGACGAAGAATTCATTCGTCAGATGAAAGAATTAATCGGTAACGAAGGAGATATTCATGTCACTTGCAACCACAGTGAAGGAGAGCAAGTTACAGAGACGCATGTACACGCAGAAAGCTCTCTGGTATCGCCATAATGGCGACCGCGAAGGAATGCGGGTATGCCTTAATTTGTCCCGAGTCGAAGTATTAAATCAGCGTTATTTTCTTGGGCCATGTCCATTCTGAGGTGATTTATGGATTTGAATAAATTCGATGAGCCATTCAGCCCTGAAGATATCGAATGGCGAATACAGCAAAGCGGTAAAACACGCGATGGCAAAGTGTGGGCTATGGTGCTGGCTTATGTCACGAACCGGGCAATCATGAAACGCCTGGACGATGTTTGCGGCAAAGCAGGATGGCGCAATGAATACCGCGATATTCCCAACAACGGAGGCGTTGAATGCGGCATATCAATCAGGATTGATTCCGAATGGGTAACCAAATGGGATGCTGCTGAAAACACGCAGGTAGAAGCCGTCAAAGGTGGTCGTTCAGGTGCAATGAAGCGTGCTGCCGTTCAGTGGGGAATCGGTCGGTATCTGTATAACCTTGAGGAAGGTTTCGCACAAACATCTCTCGATAAAAAGCATGGGTGGCACAGGGCAAAACTGAAGGATGGAACAGGATTTTACTGGTCCCCTCCATCGCTGCCGGGCTGGGCAATCCCAGCATCAGATAACAAACCATCACCAGAAAATACCAACCAGAAATCTCCATCGGTTGACTGCGAACAAATCCTGAAAGACTTCAGCGATTATGCGTCAACAGAAACTGACAAGAAAAAACTCATCGAGCGTTATCAGCGTGACTGGCAATTAATGGCTGGCAACGAGGAGGCGCAGGCTAAATGCGTTCAGGTAATGAACATCAGAGTTAACGAGCTAAAACAGGCGGCATAAATGGCAAGCAGAGGCGTAAATAAGGTGATCATTATTGGTCGCCTTGGGCATGATCCAGAAATCAGATATTCACCATCAGGAACGGCATTTGCAAACCTTACAGTTGCTACGTCAGAACAATGGCGTGATAAGCAAACTGGAGAGCAAAAGGAGCAGACGGAGTGGCACCGCGTGGTAATGAGCGGGAAACTGGCAGAAATTGCCAGCGAATATCTGCGAAAAGGCTCTGAGGTTTATCTTGAAGGAAAATTGCGGACAAGAAAATGGCAGGATCAAAGCGGACAGGATCGGTTCACTACCGAAGTCATCGTGGGCGTTGGTGGAACCATGCAAATGCTTGGTGGCAAGCAAGGAGGCAATGAACAGTCTTCACCTCAGCGAAATAACGGCCAGCAACAAAGACAGCAATCTCAGCAGCATGGGAATCACAGCGAACCACCTATGAACTTCGACGATTCGGATATTCCGTTCTAGGAGCTGAATATGAAAGTCTGCTCAAGATGCCATCAACAGAAGGAAGAAAGGGACTTTCAAATCAGAAGAGCATCCAGAGATGGATTAACTGCCGCTTGCCGGGCTTGCCTGGCTGAATACGACAAAGAACGCGCTGGATTGCCACATCGAGTATCAGCAAGGAGAGAATATCAATCATCGGAACGCGGAAGAGAACGGTGTAACGCAGCCAAAAAGCGGTTCATTCAGAGCAACCCATGGAAAAGAAAAGCCCACATCATTGTGGGTAATTTTTTGCGCGACGGTAAGCTAATCCGACCACCACAATGTGAGTGCTGCGGATCAGAATGTAAACCACAGGCGCACCACTGCGACTACAGCAAACCAACCGATGTGATGTGGCTCTGCAAGTCATGTCATGTCGAGTGGCACAAACATAACAAACCTATCTACCCAGACGAGGAACCAGTAACTCTCCCCTTCCCTCGTCACGCTATTCACGCAATTTAAGGACTTACATGAATCACTTGATGGTTGACCTTGAAACAATGGGCAACGGGCCATACGCGCCAGTTATTTCTATTGGGGCGGTATTCTTTGACCCGAATACCGGAGAAACAGGAGAAGAGTTCTCGGTAAATATCTCGCTTGAATCATCAATGCGATATCGAGCGCGTCCTGACGCTTCAACGATTTTATGGTGGCTGGAACAGAGTGAAGAAGCCAGAAAATCGCTAACCAGCAACACTCAGGAGCTTTCAACGGCTCTTTCATGGTTATCTGAATTCATCATAAAGAACGCTAACCACAAATTCGTTCAGGTTTGGGGGAATGGAGCATCATTTGACTGCGTTATTCTCCGAAACAGTTATTCGCTGACAGGGCAGCCAGTTCCGTGGCAGTGGTGGAATGACCGCGACGTAAGAACAATCGTCGAACTTGGGAAGGTAATAGGATTCGACCCTAAGCGAGATATGCCATTCAAAGGAACTCGCCACAACGCGCTTGATGATGCCATTCACCAAGCCAAATACGTTTCAGCGATCTGGAAAAAGTTAGCTAAATAATCAACAGGAGAAAACCATGCCAGCGCCTCTGTATGGTGCGGATGACGCGCGCCGCTGTTCCGGCAATTCCGTATCGGAGGTGCTGGATAAATTCAGAAAAAACTACGATCGGATAATGTCGCTACCGCAGGAAACGAAAGAGGAAAAGGAATTTCGCCATTGTATATGGCTTGCAGAGAAAGAAGAACGAGAGCGAATTTACCAGACATCAATCCGACCATTCCGCAAAGCCACATATACCCAATTCCCTGAATATATCGACCCGCGCCTGCGTAATTACCGCTCACGCTATGGCGCTATCAGTAATGACTGAGGAATTTACCATGAGAGGACTTGCATACAATCCCGGCATTCTTCCGGCAGAAATGATTATTCGCCAACGCGTAAAGCCAATGCCATCGAGAGAGGAATTGCTTAAGAGAAAGAGTTTCGGTTCTGTTAATGACAACAAATATCTGAATGCGATGTTGCGCAAAGGAGGCAACCGGTGACTGGACATGCAGCGATCCTCGACATGTGCTGTGGCAGCCGCATGTTCTGGTTAGATAAGAATGACGAACGGGCGAGATAAGCGATCGGTTAAGTGCTATAGTAATGCGCTTTTGTATTTATGGAGTGAATATGAAAAATATCCTACTGGCATCATTGTTAGTGGCATCGCCGGGTGCATTTGCAGCCAGCTTTGACTGCCAAAAGGCTTCGACAGCAATCGAACATAAAATCTGCGATAACGAACGTCTGTCAAAATTAGACGAACAGCTTAGCTCTGCCTATTCTAGTGCCCTCAAAGAAAACCCAGAGAACGCAGACACCATAAAAATGGTTCAACGTCAGTGGGTAAATATGCGTGGAAAACTCACTGATAATAAGGCTCTGGAGCTGGCTTATCTTATCCAAATTAATGGCCTCAAAGGTTTGGGGAGTTCAGTCAGCGTAACAGCGGCCAATGAGATACCCACGTCGACGCAGAAACATTCTGAAGAGCAGGAAGAAACAAGTAAGGCAGAAGTTAAGTCGGTCAAGAACGGCAATAAGCTAACCTTAGAGTCATTCCGAGCTAAATATGTAGAAGTAGATGGTGAGTATTACAGCACGACATCCATTCCTAGAGGCAGTTCGTTCTTGTTCACTTGCGCCAGTCGTATTGCTGATGACCAAGTGAATGTTTGGAAGAAACATGCAGCCAAAGAGGGCAAAATCGACCTATTCTTTGAGGTTGAGAATCACTTACACACTGCTATGTTGAACGCCAATTTCCAGAAGTTGAATTCAGACCCTGCCAAAAGAGGTATTTGTAATCTGATTAACGCAGTGCCGTAAGTAAATTTAGGGCCACAGTTGTGGCCTTAAATATTTTTTCAGCCTTTTCTTATTTGTAATAAGCAGTACTTAGTAGTGCTTATAAAACAGAATAAAAAACATATGACTTTGGCGATTACCCAGTAAAGATATTCGAAATAAATGTAAATATCGGCAATGAATAACAATCCTCGCACTCGCGGGGATTTCTTTTATATGGGGATAATATGACCATCCACTTTCACGGCAGCCCAATATGGGGGGATGAGCATGCCCCTACAGATATGCTGATTAAAGCCCTTTACCGTGATGGTGGGGCTTTTGTTTCATTTGCCAGACCAGAGCAGATGAAAAAGATTGCCATGTTCCCTTGTGATATACGCCTTGATAACGGCGCTTTTAGCGACTGGATGAAAGCATTAAAGAAAGGCACTCCGGTAGACTGGAGTAAGAGGCGAGCAAAATTCTACGACTTTGTTGGGAAGTGGTTCAGCAGAATTGAATGGTTTCTTATACCTGACGTTATCGAAGGGACAGAGGCAGAAAACGACGAGCAGATTGAGTTGGTTCCTGATTGGCTAAAATCAAAAGCGGTTCCGGTCTGGCATACCGACGAATCAATTGAACGTCTTTTACGCCTTTCTGGCAAATTTGAATGGGTGGCGATTGGATGCTGCGGCCCACACAGGCACATACGCTCTAAATGGTGGGAACAGAGAATGGATGAAGTTTTCACTGAGCTTTATATCAATCGTAATTTGAAAGTGAAAATTCATGGTCTTCGAATGCTCGACGTGAGAGTTCTTGGTATGTATCCGTTCGCCAGTGCGGATTCTACTAATGTTGCTGTTAACGTACCGAAGACAGAGAAGCGATTTCCTGAGATTACTGACAAACTGGCACGTACAGCTGTACTTCGCGCTGCTATTGAAAAGGTGCACCCGCCATCGATATCAGCATGGGTAGACAGAAAGATGAGAGAGCCGGCGCAAGCCGGTTTTTTATTTGAATTCACCGACGCCGCTTAATGCGGATTTCTTTTATCTGAACTCGCTACGGCGAGTTTTGTTTTATGGAGATGATAAATGCACTTCCGAGTAACAGGTGAATGGAATGGAGAACCATTCAACAGAGTTATCGAAGCAGAGAACATCAACGACTGCTATGACCACTGGATGCTGTGGGCGCAGATGGCACATGCAGACGTAACCAATATTCGAATTGAAGAACTGAAAGAACACCAAGCCGCCTGATGGCGGTTTTTTATTGCCTGATTTGCAGGTTCGATTCCCTATTCGGAGATAGCACTCATGCAACACGAACTACAGCCTGATTCACTGGTTGATTTGAAATTCATCATGGCCGATACTGGATTCGGTAAAACCTTCATCTATGACCGGATTAAGTCCGGAGACCTTCCAAAAGCCAAAGTTATCCACGGGCGAGCAAGATGGTTATATCGTGACCATTGTGAATTCAAAAATAAGCTCTTAAGCCGCGCCAATGGGTAA